TCTTTAAGCTGATCAAAAATATAATCAGCTTTGACTTCTTTGTCTTCAGTAGCAATTACTTTAAAAGAAACATCATCTTTGGTATACATATACATCCATTTTCTCCGCAAATTTAAGAGGTAATGACTGGTCAAAAGCTCTAGGATGTCTTCCTAAGGATTTTGCAATTTTAGTTCTAGGACCTCTTGCTTGACATTTAACATAGTATCTAGGAAGCTTTGTTGGTTGTGTGACAGAATAACCATTTTCAAATCTATATTTAGACCATTTTTCATTATCTTTTGCATGTTTATTAACTATACTTATAGACTTTCTAAGTGTTTGTAATTCAAGCATATCGCCCGCGCTTCCTGTATGTGCTGTCATGACATAACTTGTTGTTCTTGGATTTTTCATATTAATGTATTGGCCTCCCGCCTAAAGTTTCAAGTTCAAAATTGCCTTGTATATCATGGCCAGTTCTTTGTAAAACTGATTCACAAAGTTTGTCCCATGATTGATTAAGTGTTTGTGGATTTTTATCTTTAGCCCAACCTTGTTCGACTAAATCTAATTCGATGTCTACAGGTATATTTGTAGCAATATGTGTCATTGATAATATCATTATTTTCTCCTTAAAGCTGTTAATCTTTTAATTTCATCTCTAGCATTTTGCTTATGTTTAGCATTAGCTATTTTTTTCATTTTATCTGATACAGGAAATTGTATTACGTTTTTCATACTCTTGCTCCTGTTTTAAGTTCTAGTACAGTTTTCATATGAAGTTCTTGACTTCTTTTCTCTACTAGTTGGTCAATCACTTTATTTCTATCAGTGAAAGCCACTCTCATATCGAATGATTCACAAAGTCCTGGTCTCATACCACCTTCCAATTCTCTAAGAATTGAACCTGTGCCCATAGCTTGGACTTCTTTTTGTATTTTTTGTAATGATGTCATATTTAACTCCTTATCTTATTTTTAAATATAGATATATTATACCATACTTTTAAGCAAATGTAAACGATTATTTTCACTTTTTTTGAAAATAATTGTGAGAAAGTGTTGATGTGAAAGAAAAGGTGGGGAGCTGTGATGGCTCCCCCATGATAATCATTACTAAAGGAGTGTTATACTTCTTTTGCTATAAAAGTGTATACACCGTAAGCAAGGGCTACCCAAGCTACTAAGTCAACTAAGCCACCTAGTAATAGGTATGATAATGATAAGCCGACAATAAGTCCGCCGTCCCAAGATGTACGTTCTGCCCATCTTGCCATTAACCATGCTTTTGCTGTATTTAACATGTTCATATAGTTCTCCGTCTATAGTTTGAAGTCAGCAAACGAGTCATTACTTTCGCGTTCACCAAACTTATTTATCGGCTTATCTGGCACCATTTCTGTCATAATGTCTGATTGGGCCGATTCCTCTACATCATATAGTTTCATGCGGGAACGGTCCACGCCAACTACAAATCTCTTGTACTTGGTTGGGTCGTTATATCTATTCTTCAATTGTTTTACTAGCAATTGGCCTAATTCTTCTAGTTCCTCTGTTGATATAAGAGCAAACATTAAATCAGCCGTTGCTGGCAAACCAAACGATTCAGATGTATCCTCAAGACCGACATCAGTATTACTGAAACCAGACCTCGTGGTCTGTGTTGCCGATACTATTGGAACATTGAATTCCACAGCCAATCCCCGAAGTTCTTCGGCTATGGCTTTAATATAAGTATAACTATTTATACTTCCGCCCATGCCACGCATGCGACTTGAGGCGCAAATATTTAAATAGTCAATATATATCATATCAGGCTTAAATGTCTTTTTGAGTTTAAGCTCATTAAGTAAAGCTCTGAAATGACCAGTGTGTGCAGAACCAGTAGGATATTCTTTCACTATAAGTTTACCTACAGATGATTTTGCAATTTTTCCAATCTTATCATCGAATACATTTTTAGGTAATGACCCAAGAGATTCGATTGGAAGGTTCATAAGATTCGCATCAATTCTTTCAGCGATTCTTTCTTCAGCCATTTCCATTGTTATGTACAAAACATTCTTTCCTTGATTAAGTACTCCTGCTGCACAATGACACATGAATAATGACTTACCTACGCCTGTACCGGCTAAGGCAATGTTAAGTGTCTTATTAGGTAGACCACCTTTTGTTATTTTATTAAAGTAATCTAAGTCAAACGGTATTCTATCTTCTTTACGATTATAAAAATCAAACCTTTGTTCGCTATCATCAATATAATCATGACCTATTTGTTCGTCAAACGAAACACCAAGAGCTTCAGATAGTATTTCAGGTATAGCACCTTCACTTCTTTCTTTATCTTTGCCATCAATGATTCCTATTGAATCCATAATAGCATTATAAACTGCTCTTTCTTTACACCATTTTTCTGCTTCAGTAATTAGGTAATCAGTATCGATATCAGATTTATCGATAATTTCTGTGACTAATCTTTGAGCATTGTTTAATATATCTTCAGGAGCTTGTATTTTCTTTAACTCAAGCTCTAAGATTTTTGATGTTGGTAATTTATTATGTTTGCTTACAAATTGGACTATAAGGTCGAACACAGTCTTGTGTGTACCTTCAAAATACTCATTCTTTAAATAAGGAACTACTCTTCTACAAAATTCTTCGTTATGAAGAAGATGATTTAGTATGTGTGTCGGTAGTTGATTCTCCATTTCCAATTCCTATTGTTGATAAATTATTTTCTTTAGCATAATCTAAAGAATCTGTTATTATATATTGTAGTATTGAACCTAAGTAATTCTTAAATGATTCATCTTTCTCAAGTTCATCTACACTAAAATCTGCTGGGTCTTTTACTGTAAAGTTAAAGCTTAATGTTGCCATATCTAAAGCAGTATCTTCTTTGACACCAACTTGTCCATATATGACTATAACATTCTTCCAAGTACCTGTTTTAAGTTTGACACCTTGAAATGCGCTTGATTCATTCTCTACAATTGAGTAATCATTTTGATTTACGTTATACATCTTCTGACTCTATATCAAGGTCAATATCAACCATTGGTCTATGTCCAATAGAATAATATGTTTTGACAAATTCTTTAAAGTCTGTATTTTCAAAGATTGGCTCCCAAAACTTTTTCTTAAGAGTATCTTTTTCTCTTACTTTAGGTTCTAGTATTTCTCCTGTCTTCATATCGACTTGAGCATACCAACCAACATTTGGTTTAACTACATATCCACCAGCCATTGCAACATCAAGTAATCCTGAATATTGAGCAATACCACCTTCCCACGTTACTGAGATTGGCACTTTAGATTTTTCTTTTACAAACCTTGACTTCTCTACATTGATTACAAAATGATACCCTTGTATTTCAGTACCTTTTTTCTCTTGACGTCTTCCAATAATCCATATATTGTCTGATGAGTAATAGATACCTGTACCACCTGAAACAACTGCTTTAGGAAACAATCCAATTTCTTGATAGGTATGATTAACAGCAAGTAAAGGAACATTCTTCATGGTTAGATAAGGAGTAATCATTCTGAATAATCCCTTTAATGCTTTAGCTCTCGACATGTCAGCAACTGACTTTTCGTTGAGGGCATCTTCCAACTCTTTCTTAGAGGCTAAGTTTCCAATTGAATCAATAACAACAATTACTTTATCTCCTCTTTCGATATTCTCAAGTTGGCCTACCAAATCGAACTTTAACTGTTCGACATTTTGGACTGGTGTATGCAATACTCTTTCGGTATCAATGCCGAATGATTCGAAATAAGATTGGGGTGAACCAAACTCTGAATCATAAAAGAGCATTACTGCATCTTCATGTTGTTTAAGATAGGCTGCACCCATCAATAAAGCAAATGAAGTTTTGAAATGTTTTGAAGGGCCAGCAAGAACTGTAAGTCCTGAAGTTAATCCTCCATCAATATCACCTGATAACGCAACGTTAACCATTGGAACATCAGTGACGGTTATATCCTTTTCAGCAAATAATACTGAATCAGATAGAATAGATGTATCTTTGATTTTACTATTCTTTTTTAATTTATCCATTATAGACATATTATCTTCTCCTAGCCTTTGATGGCTTTGTGAACGCATCTAGCATTCTTTGTTGTTTACGACTTCTTGATACTGCTTCAGCTTTTTTTCTTTTTCTTTTAGCTGTAGGTTTTTCATAGAATTCTCTTTCGCGTACTTCTTGTACGATACCTGCATTATCGCAAGCTTTTTTGAATCTTCTTAGACCAATATCAAAAGGCATTTCTTTTGGCGGTCTTTTGTCCTTAGGATTACGATTCTTCCTAGGTGTTAAGTCTATACTTGGCATATTTCTCCGTTGTTATTAATTTCTATAGTACTATTATACCATAAAATCAGTGAGTTGTAAACTGTTTTTTTCATATTTGTATGTTCTTTTTTTGTTATCCTGTACTAGGAATTTTGTATCAACCATTTCTAACTGATTGTTTAAATATCGTTGAACCATTCTTGCTGCATGTTCAGCTGTCGTCACTGGCACATTTTGGCAAATATGATTAAGCGATTTCTTTGGTTCAAGTAATATAAAATCTTCTGGTAGTTTCATAAGAGATAAAGCTTCACGTACTGTTAAATATCTATCTTCATCAGGATGAGTTAATTGAGTTGGCATATGACCGACAAAAGCTCCTATTTTATCTTTAGGTATTTCAGTTGTCTTTCTCATGATGTTTCCACCTGATTTAAGTTTATGATATTGTCTATCACATTTCTTTGCGACATTATCATAACCATTTTCTCTCATCCACTTTGCTACTTCTTTGTATGTTGTTCTTTCTTCTATATAATCCATAGGGTTAGTTGTTTTTTCAATCTTATCTTGAAATTCAGTATGAGTAATACCACCTTCTAATACTTCTAATACATATCTATAATATGGTTCTTCTGATGGAATCTTTTCATTACAAAGTATTTGACTCATTGGGTCATCATCTCTTCTTTCAACTGCTCTTATATCGTCAGCTATCATTGTTGGTTTTTCTAATACATATTCAAACAATGGTACTTCATCTCCTTTCCAAAAGAAATAAAATGTTCTATCTCTTACTTGACTTAATCCATGTAATATAGATTTTGTTTTAAAGATACTAAACGTATAACCATGTTCTTCGCCAATCTTTCTTAATCTCTTTACTACTGGTTCTCCCATCTTACTTGCTAACCTTGGAGCGTTTTCTCCCCAGAATACCTTTGGTTGTACCTCACCTAGAACATATTCAGCTGATGTAAACATCCATTCGTTCATAGGATTATTACTTGCAGCTGATGGACTCAGTGAGCTGAGCCCTGCACATGGGCATACAGTATTAATCACATTAACTTTTTCTGTGTAACTCGCTCCCTCTGAGAGGTTCAAATATGGGACCTCATGGTTATAATGATGTAATAGGTGAGATTCATTAGCTTGAAAGCCCTCATACGTCATAATATACTTTGGTCTTTCTCCAAAGACATTTTCCATTGCTATTGTCTCTCCACCTATAAGTGGTACTATACTCGCATAACTCATGCAAAAAACTCCTCTAATCCTGCTGCTTCTATTCCATTCCAATATGGATAGAACTCTCTGGATAAATGTATTGATTGTGGTTTCTCCATATATTTAAAATCGAGCTTACCTTCTTTATTAAAGAGATGACCGGTCCATCTTTTGATACCGTATTCTTTCTCTATATAATCGTTAAATTTATTTCTTGCATCATTTCTTTCTGACCAAGAACCGTAAAATGGTTGTCCTTTATAATATCCTGATTGCGGTATTCTTCTACTTACATCTTCTATTGGAAGCAACTCATATATCTTTGCATTATACTTATGAGCTTCTTCAATATACCTATCAGCTAAATCTTCTATCTTTTGTCCTAGTCTAATTACATGATGTCTTATATCAATATTACCAAAATAACATTCAAGTTCTTCGTAATCAAATGGAATATATTTATCGAATCCTTCATTCAAAGCACCATTTAAAGTTTTGAATGGAACACTATTTACTGTCCAACCTGGTCGATACATGCAAATGGAATGACTATCACCAATAACTATTTTATTAGTTGGATTAGGATAGTCAATTGTTTCGGCTTCATTATACATGCGTTCTAGATTTTTAAGGTCTACATCATGCCATTCCGGTTGAACCTCTTTCTTAGCCGATTCCAGTTTTGATTTAACCATTTCGTGATACGGCGGGAAGTCGATTCCAATTGAAAAGACTCTGCCTTTGAACTTAGAAAAGTTGACAGTGTTCTTAACATAAGGAAAACCGTATACGCCACCAAACATATTAATTCCACCAGACCAATCAGTGCCGTGATAGACCCAAAGGTTATCATAAT